CACCAGAACATAGCGTTCCAGGAACTCGATGATGCGGGCGGCGCGGGTCATTTCGTCACCTCGCGGGCGCGTGCGTGACGGGTCACATCTTTCGGGGGCTCAAATTGATCCCCCCAAACCTCGCGGGCGCGTGCGTGACGGGTCACGCTGCAAACCGGTCGAACGACACGACCAGTTCCCTCGCAGGCGCTGGCGTAGCTCATACCGCCCGAAGCCTCGGGATCAGGTCGTCCGCGTCGTCCTGGCGTGCGGCGCGTTCCAGCTCGGCACCCTTGGCAATGTCCGCCGACCGTCCGACCGTGGCCACCGTGTTGACGGCAATGGCGCGAGTGAGGGCAAGGGCAAGGCGGGTCAGCTTCATATGCTCATCTGAGCCTATGAGTGAAGCTTCAAGTGCGCATTGGACGCGGGCAAGGTTCGCCGCCGATGCCATGTCCACCGGGTTCCAGGTGTCACGCGGGCGGGCCTGCACGATGGCATCCCAGAATGGGCGGGCACCAGCAGGCACCAGCACATGGGCGGGCGGCTCCAATGGCCCCAGGGCTGCGGCTTGGGTTGCTGCGATGGCTGCGGCGGCGCTGTCGGAGCGTTTGCGCTTGGGGGTCAGCTTCATGGGTGCCTCTTTTTTAGGCAGTCAGCGTTAAAGCTGGGGGAACAGGTCGGTGTTGCGTCCTCGGTTGCTGGTGATTTCTGAGAGTCGCCTACAACGTCCCCAGCAAGGCCCTTAGCGGCCTCTACAGTCGATTGATTCCAGTGGTGCGCAGGGTTGATAGGGTTGCCGTCCACATCGCATCCCTGGCGTGCGGGCCTGCCGTACAGCTCGGCCATGGTCTTGATCGAGTGGCAGGGTTTACAAAGAGCTTGGAGCGCGTCCCGGCTGTTGTCTGCCGCACCACGCATGTGGTCAACCTCAGTAGCTGGCACCGTCAAACCTTGGGCGGCGCAGTGCCTGCAAAGTGGTTCCTCTGCCAGCACCTGTTTGCGGAGCTTGCGCCAGGCGTCAGAGTTGAGGGGCAGCAATCGCCCGTTGTCTGCCTTGCGCCAGCGCTTGGTGCGAATGTCTGCCAGCTTCAAGGGCGGGCGCACGTCGTCCACCATCTTCAAACCTCGGGCCTTCCAGGGGTCTAGCATCTTGAGCTTCATGCGGCGGCCTCCTGTTGCTTGCTCGGGTACGGCAGCGGCGCAGGGGTGGCATTTGAGGTTGCACCCTTCGGCACGTCAGGTGCGGAAGTCTCTTTGTCGTCCAGGCCCTCAATGGCGGGCAGGTTCTCCAGCTTGCGGGCTTCGCTCTTGAGCATCCATCCGTCGGCAATGCCGGAGCTGTAGAACGCGGCGCGGTTGGCACTGTCGCCACGCAGCAAGCCTTCCACCTGATGCTCTGCAAAGTAGGTGCGCCGGCCTGCTTCGGTCAGGCACTTGGCCGCAATGGCTTGTTCCCATGCAACCAGGTGGCGGCGCAGTGTCTGCGTTACGAACTGGCGGGCCATCTCCACGCTGTTGGAGTAGTTGCCATTCCTCAGATCACCGATGACGGTAGGCGGTACGCGGAACAGGCGGGCCACTTCTTCTACGCTGAACTGGCGGGCGGCGATCCACTCGGCATCCTCCAGGGTCATAGACAGGGCTTGGAAGTCCACGCCTTCCTCAAGAATCGCCGTGCGGCCACTGTTGCTACCGCCAGCGTGTTGGCTGCTCCAGCTCGTGGCAATGGCCTGGCGTTGCTCGGCCTTGAGGCGTCCGGGGAACTTGAGCACGCCCAGCAGCTTGGCACCATTGGTGAAGGTGTTTCGGCCATGCTCGTTCTCGGCTTGTGCCAGCTCCACCACGCCCCTGGCTGCGGCGATGGGCGACACACCCATCACACCGTCATCACCCAGGCGGTGGCGCAGGTGCAGCACCTCATGAGACAGCAGGCGGGTTAGAACCCCGTCTTTGGTGTAGTCGTACACCAGGCCGGAGCTGGTGCGCTGCACTTGCACGTTGTCCGGGTTCAGTGGCCACAGCTCCCGCACCTGGCCATCCCAGCCACGCACCAGGCGCGCAAAGGCGTTACCCCTGAGCAGGACACACGCTTGCATGTACTCGCGGGCCTCGAGGGCGGTCTGCTCGGGGTTGGCTTGGTCATGCAGCACCCGATAGAGCGGATGATCCGATGCGCGCTCCCGGTCGTCGCCGTTGCGCTTGAACAGGATCAGGGGAAGGCTTGCGGTCGTTTCGCTGATGGCCTGCACGCAGGCATAGACTGCCGATACACCCTGAGCGGTGGCAGGCGTGACAGCCGATGCACTGATGGGCACAGGCCAGCCGTTGACGCCGATGGTGGAGCGCTTCTCCAGGCCCACCAGGGACAGGGCGCGGGTGATGATGCTCATGCGCAAGTCTCCAGCCACAGCAGGTTAAGGTCGCGGCTCAGGGCAGCAGGGCGGCTGCGCATGGCGACGGTGGTGTCTTGATAGGCTGGGTCGGCGGTCAGGGTGATTTCAACCAGATCAACGTCCAGCAGCTCACGCACTAGCTGGCCCCCGCGCTGTTCCCAGCGGTCTCCACCATCGCGGACACGGAACCCAAAAGAACACCCCGCAACGTCCCCACGATCCACCAAGATGGCGAGGTCACGGCCGTGGCTGGTGTCTGGCAGTGCCAGCGTGAAGGCCAGGCCGTGCGCGTCCTCTCTCAGTTGCAGGGTGCCGCCTCGGGTCGTCCCAAGTAGTGCGTCGCCTTGGTGGTGGTACAGGGCGCGAATGTTGGTGCCGCCCTCCAGGGACTTGCGAAAGGCTCCATTGCGGACAACCTCCACAAAGCCGCCCAGGTCGGCTTCGCTGTTGAATATCGCGGCGTACCCGGTCAGCTTCTTGCCGTTGCTGCTCAGGCCGCCTGTTGAGCGGAACTCCAACATTCGCAACCCCTTACAGCGTCAGGTCGTCAGCGACCACGAACGCCTTGGGCTGGCGCACGATTGCGTCCATCGTGTGAAGGATGCGGATTTGCACATCGCCCTTTTCGTAATAGCCCGTCGCGTATGGGTTGGCCAAAATTTCAGTGGCACCCCATTCACCGATGACGATTTGCGAGAAGTCGCCTGCGATCACGCGGCCAGTGGCTGGGCTGCCTGCCTTGGCGTCCAGTTGGTTGGTGATGTACGCGGGCAGCTCGGCAATGCGACCGTTTTGCAGCAGGTACTCTGCGCCGTTGGCGGCGTTCTTGAGCGTGGTTTGCAGCTTCGTCGCGGCCTTGGCGTGGGTCACGATGGCATTGGGGGTCACGTTCTCCAGGCCCAGCTTTTCGAGCATCGCCACCAGTGCGGCCCAGGTCACAGCGCCCAGGGCTGCGGTTTGAATGCCAGCGGTTGCCAGGATGCCCACCGGCTGCTTTGCCGCTGCGGTTCCATGGAACAGGGCCTTGTCCACTGCCAGGCCGACCACTTGCGCGAAGTCGTCGCGGGTCAGTTGCTCAATGGCGGGGTTTGCCTGTTGAATCAATTGGCGGGACAGGGCAGACAGGGCGCCCACATGCTTGGGCTCCAGGCGAACAGAGCCATATGCGGCGCTTGATTCGGTCAGTGCGTCGCCTTCGGCAATCCAGAAGGCGGTGGCGGCTGCGGTCTGCTTGGGCAGCACGGTGTCACCACGCAAGCCTGGCAGCACGCGCGCGCCCAGGCTGCGCACGATCATGCTGTTGCGCAGCAGGCCAACGAATTGATCCGCCCGGAAATCGTCCGGGGCCACCGCTGCATTGGTGGTGGTCGTCTGCGTTGCGCGCTTTTCAAAGATGCTCGTCGGCACCAGGATGCCGCCTTGCTTCGCTTCCACGCCCATGCGCTTGGCCTCTTGCTGGAACTCGGCAAGGGCACCGGAGGCAGAGCGGTTCTCCACCTGGCAGCGGATGGCGTCCAGTACGTTTACCTGGCCTTCCATGTCGCGGCGGCCTGCGTCCACCGGCTGGCCCAGGCTGCGGCGCTCGGCGTCCTCGATGAACTGCGCGCGGGCTTCCTGGCCTTCCAGGCTCACGATTTCGGCCTTGATGGCGTCGAACTTCGTCTGAGCTTCAGGCGTCAGGGTTGGCATGGATGCCAGCAGGGAACGGGCTTCGGCCACCTTGGCGGCGCGGGCTTCTCTGATTTGGTGCAAGTGCATTTGTGGGCTTTCTTGAGGAAGTGCCCATGCAATCGCCGGGCGGGTTATTTCACATTGTGAGATTGTATTATCACAATATGAAATGACAAGTCAAGGGCAGGCGAAAAAAAACCCGCTCGGGGCGGGTTCTGGGGGCTGGTGTAGGGTTGTGTAGGGTTCCCTGTTATGGACGCTCACGCGGGCGCGCGTGAACGGTGTATTTAGGAAACCCTACACCACCCTACACCGGGTTATTCACCCCGGCTTGCGGCCTCGTAGGCGTTGTACTCACCATGCCCGAAGGGGTTAACGCTCAGGCCCTCAAACACCATCCCATCCTTGGTGCGCTTCTTGGTGTAGGTGCGATCCAGCCGCTGCGAAAAAGCCTTGGATGATGCCGCGTGCTCGCCGTTGCGCTCTTTCCATGCAGAGAATGATGCGTACAGCGTGGAAGATGGGCAGGTAAGCCCTGGCGCTTTGGTGCAGCACTCGGCAATCCACAGATCAACGTCGTTGTGCTCGCTCATGTATTCCCGGCTCGCCTCAGACACTGATGCGGGGATGGCCAGCCCGCCTTCGCCCCACTTGCGCGCACCGTCCGCAAACCATGTGAGGATGCCGGGGTACTCTGCCCGGAGCTTGTGCGGTAGGTTGTCATCTCGCTGATCCCCCTCAAACTTGCGCATGAACGGGATCAGCACCATGCGCCGCACCATGGCGAAGTCGTCCCCCTTCAGTCGCGGCTTGAAGTTGCCAGCAATGATGTGCTTATGGCTGATGGCGAAGGTGAAGAAGTCCTGGCGCATGTACCGGGCAGTCAGAGTTTCGTCGCCGGTCAGAGACTTGATCCGCGATTCTGCCCAGTGCGCCGATTCTTCAATTTCCGAACTGATGGCCAGCCGCTTGCCGTGAAGGCTGGCGAACATCGTCGGATGCCCCTCGTTGCGGGAAGTCATAAGGGCTTCGCTCGGCAGGTTGTGGCTGTATTTGCCGCCGATGTTGCGCAGCACGTCAAGCAACACGCTCTTACCGTTCGCGCCACCACCATGCAGAAAAAACAATTTCTGCTCCCTGATGCTGCCCGTCAGGCAATACCCGCCCATGCGCTGTATGAACTCGATCATTTCCAAGTCGCCGTCGAACACTTCGGATATGAACTTGTCCCATACGGGCGTGCGCATCTTCGCCGGGGCCACTCCAGCCACTTGCGTAAATAGCAGCCCGTCACGCGGCACCGTCCGGCCTGTCTCCAGGTCCAGAACTTCACCTGGCGTATTCAGTAGCATAGGATGCGCGTCCCATGCCGCCACAGGCGTGGCCATGTGCTGCGCGCTGCGGGCAAGGTTCAGCATTGCGTTGCTGGTGCTGGCTGCGCATATCTTGGCGGCCACCTTGGCGCTTTCCAGCCCGCTTGCCGCCCGCTTGCATACCCCCTTCGCCAGCGTGTAACGGGTCAGCAAGTCGTCGCGCTCCCAGTGCGTGCCCTTGTTCGCCATCCACTCCATGCCTGGCGTCCATTTGAATTGACCGATGGCCTGATTGGCGAAGGTGTCGGCCAGCTCCTGTTCGCTTCCGAAGGGCAGTCCGCCGTCGTCGTCGTCGCGCGCTCGCTGTGCTTCAATGTCTGCGTCAAGCGATGCAGTCAGTTTGTCGTAGTCGGGCGTCATGCAAACACCTCCACCAGTCGAGTGATGCGACCCGATGCGGTCAGCACGCGGGACAGATCCACCTGAGACAGCACCACACCGTGCGCCACGTTCCCGGCGGCGATGGCCACCAGGTTGGCTTCCACTGCCAGCACCTCCAGCGCCTGGCGCGGTGATAGCGGTGTGGGCTTGTGCTGGGTGGCTGGTCTGCCATCGTCAACCCATGCGCCCAGGGCCTTTGCGGCCTCTACGAACTCCAGGCCATGCTGGGCCATGTGATAGGCCAGCACGTCGCCACCACGGGCGCCACAGCTCATGCAAACCCATGCGCCGGTTGCGAGGTTGATCCGCATGGAGTCACTGCCGCCATGGAATTTGCACTCGGTGGTGCGCCACTTGCCGCGTGTCGTCAGCTTCAAGCCCTCGGACTCGTAGTAGCTCACTGCGTCGGGGAGATTGCGGCGATCAAACGGCATGGCGCACCCCCTTGTTTTCCAGGTGCTCGCGCAGTTCCTCGTTGAAATAATCCGCTAGCCATTCGCGGTGTTCTGGCCAGTTGCTGCCGTGCTTGGCTGCACAGCGGTCCATCTGGCGCTGGAACCAGGCGCGGGCCTTGGGTAAGTGCTCGGGCGGGATGTTGCTCTCGTTCAGCAAGCATGGGAAAATGGCGCCGCACTCTTTGGAAGTCGCCGTGGTGGTCTGGTAGCCCCCGGCGACTTCGGTTTTTTCGGGCACGCTTGCGCCCAGCTTGATGCTGTTGTCGTCGTGCATGGTTTTAGGCCCCCACTCGTTGCGATGTGGTTTGCTTGCTAATCCATGCGTCTATTTCCGCTTTCACCCAGCGGGACGACTTACCTACTTTGATCGGTTGGGGAAATTCACCAGCGGCAATTAGCTGGTAGATGCGACTACGGCCAAAACTGACGTAGTGCGAGAGAGGCTCAAACGCGAGTAGCGCAGGCGGGAAAGATGGGTGTGATGATTTAGAACGTGGGCGGCTTCGTCGGTCTGAGTCGGGGTCGCCGTCACCATCCCCATCATCATCGTCTGATGCTGCCACCTCGGGAGCTGCGGTTGCACCTTCAGATACCGCGCTTTCGCCAGCCACTTCACCACCACCGGGGATGTCGCTCATCCCGTTGGAGATCAACGTGGCGCGGCCCTTGATGATGACGCGGTTCAAATTTCGGCGCGGGACGGCGTCGTAAGCAGATTCGAGCGCAGCCAGCATCCGCGCATCCTTGGATTTCAAAACGATCATTTTTGCCTTTCTTGAATGTCCTATGCTGTATAAAAAATCAGCGCTTCGTGGACGGTCGCATTTTATGTGGAAATACAGAGCTGTACAACACTAGCCGTAGTGATTTTTTTATCTCGATACGCTACAGGTGGTGTTGACAAGCAAAAAAGGCCCCGAAGGGCCTTGCTGTGCATGTGGGCGTCACGCGGTCTTGAGTTGCACCACGTTGCTGGCCTCGGGCGCATCCAAAAGCCGGAACAGGGTTTCCAGGGCTTGCAGTTTTTCTTCCATGTAGTCGTGCCCGTCGTAGTGCCTGGCCTGCACACCGCTGATGCCGTGCGACTGCAACCGGCCCCGAATGTCTGAGCTGATGCGGGCGCTGGCCAGCAGGGTTTCAACACCTGAGCGAATGCGCTTTGCTTGGAAGTCGGGTAGGGCGCTGGCTTCCACTGCCCAGGCGCTCAGGGTGGTAGCAGCAAGGTGCGTCACGCCCTTGTCAGTGCTCAGGGCATAGGTGCCTTGAGGCTGGCACTCCAGCAGTGCGGCGGCGGCTTGAGGGATCAGCGGCACCGTATGCGGGCGCGGCGGCTTGCCGGGTCTGCCCTTGCCGTCAAAGAGCATGATGCTCTCGGCTGTCACGTTCTCGGTGCGCAGGTTCACCAGTTGCTCGATACGCTGCCCACCAGTCAGAAGATGCAGCCGCAGGACGGCACCACGGAACCCTGGCGCGGCCTTGATGGCCTGCCAGTAGGTGCGCAGTTCCTCGGCTGTCAGCGGGCGCTTGTCGGCTTTGTTGGCGCTCTCGTCCGGCTCGGTGTCTGCGCCGGGATTGTGGGTGACGTTGTAGCTTTTGAACTTCACCGGGATGCTGGCCTTGGAGCGTGCCGCCTTCGCAGTCTGGTATGCCGCTCTGATGTAGCTGCGCAGCTTGTTGGAAGTGCGCGCCTTGCCCAGCTCGATAACGCGGCGCATCATGTCCGCTATCTGCTCGCCCGTCACTTGGTTGGCGGGTAGGGCGGCGATCTTGGGCCATGCTTCCAGCACATGGAGCTTGAAGATGCTTCGGGCGTCCTTGTGCGCCACGCGGCCCAGCGCCTCCAGGTGGTCGCAGTAGTCGGTAAGCAGGTTGTTCAGCGTGAACTTCTCTGCTTCCACCTTGGCGGCCTGCGCCTTGGACTTGGCTTCCTTCTCTGCGGCCATGAGGGCAGGGCGGCCGCCTTCTTCCCGGTGCTGGTGGTGCTCCAGAGCTAACGCCTCAGCCGCTCGCGTCGCGGCTGCGATGGAGTAGCCCTTCCCGGTCGGCTCCAGGCTCTTGGGTGCTGCGCTTGAGTCGTACACGCCGATCAGCACGCGCTCGCTGGTGGTGCCGATGCTGTAGCGCCAGTAAAGCGCCGTTGCGCCGTTGGCTTGCTTGCGGGCTTGGAGTGCCCCGCTCGGCTTGATTTTCAGCAGCGTTTTGAACGGGCCTGGCTGTAGTCCGTTGATGATTTGCCCCGGTGTTTCCGTTGCCAGATTCGTTGCCATAAATAGTCCGTTGGTTGGTTCCGTTGCCAGAATATTGCCAGAATTTTGGCGAATGGCAATAGATACCCGTGGACTGTCTTGGACACTGAACCTATATAAAACAACAACTTAGAAGATATTGCGCAGTCCCTGATTGTCCAGTATTGTCTATGAATTGGGACTTTTAATCCGTTGGTCACAAGTTCGAATCTTGTACGTCCTACCACCAACACCTTGTAAATGCTGAAAAGCCTGCTATTTTATCGATAGCAGGCTTTTTTCTTGTCCAGGCTGGTGACAGTCTGGTGACAGTTCTAACATTGGTGAGTTGTACTTTGCAGTTAACGCCCTTGCGGTGCGGTGCCGTGTTCAACTGGGTTTGGCATGAGTTTCCTTTGCCACTTGATGAGTGGCCTAGTCTGTGCCAAGGCCGTACATCATCTGCAAAGTCACCGGCGATGGTTGCTCCCTCATTGATCTAGTAGCCTGGCTCGTTCTAAAGAACTCCCTCAAATCGCACGGCCGTATGCCTGCCATCGCCGCCAGTTGAAGTCTGCATGGGTCCCACGGCACGCCTTCAAAGGTGATTTGCGCTGTGGTGCTCGTCTATGAGGTCAACAGGCA